TAATGCCTGTGTTGTAATTGTTTGTGTATAAGTCTAGGACTATAGAATCGACTCGAATGCTTGTTTCAGCTCTGCTCGCAACGTAAGCCTGGGCATAATCTAGGGCTACGGCATCCGTCTGCATAAGTAGGTTGTCTAAAAAGTAGCTGTGTAAGAAGTATTTATCTATGCTGGATTGATTGAGGGCTACCTGTGCCGTGCCACCTGTTCTAGTAATTGTGGCTTTATTAAATATGAGCACATCGTTAAGAATCCATTTAGCATCGAAGTAATCTATGCCCGTGCCGTTATCCGCAAAAACTGTAGGTGTGCCGCTAATAGACCCTGCAGTTATAGATCTATCTTGAAATACAAATGAGCCATTAGCATCGACATATAAAGCACCATACTCGCTATCTGTTACTGTTTGTAGAGCTTGTAGAGCTGTGCGGTTAGTGCCAGGATCTGTTTGTAAAGTAGTAAGTCCTGCATCTACATCACGCATGGTAGTTGGCCATGAAATTTGATCTAATATATCATTTATACGTGAGCCTGATAATTCACCTGCAGTTGCACCTGTAACTGTGCTTATCTGTGCCACTTGCGCAAGTCTAAACGCATCTACAGCTTGTATAGTTGTTATTGCTACATCTGCACTATCTGAGTTGGTTGGATATGTCGTTACATAAGACGTAATAAATCCTGAAAATATAGGATATGTTACTGATGAGTAAGTTGCAGTAATTTGCACCTTTTTCATAGGTGTCAATAAATTGTAATATGGGCCAGTAACATTTTGCGGATTGAAATCGCCATTTTGATCTACAATGCGTAAAGTTAGTGTTCCTGTTTGAAATGCATCCGATAGTGCAGTTCGCCCACGATTAGTTTCTATGCTGTTAACTTGATCTGATACATCTACAATTATAGCTGTTGAATCGGCTAATATGTTAGTGTCCAAAACGCCTGTATCTAATATCATGGCTTGAGCAAAACTAGGCCCAGTGCTAAAGTTAATTACAGCATTTATTACAGGTATTGGCATTAAGGTAATTGTCCTGCACCAGTAGTACTAAATCCACTACGCCCAGCTACTTGAATGCTTTCGGCTACTAATTGTGCAAACTTATCACCAGATGGTGAGTCAATCCTTACGTTCACATCTAGTGATCTGTTGCCAGATTCTCTAGCTCTTTCTGTTGCTATTTGTGACACGTTCATACCGGCATAAGAAAATGAGCCTACTAATGAAGTTGCTAAGTCTTGGAAATAACTAGCTGGCTGTGATGGTAAGCCGGGTGCGCTTACAGTAGGTGCTTCTGCTGTAGATGGCATTCCAAATTGTTTGTTAATACTTTCTATTTGTGCATTAATTCTATTTATTAAAGATCTAACCTGCACTAAAGCAAACTCTGTCAAAGTTTTACCAGCTGCCGCGGCTTCTGCCGCTAACTTCTTCAATGCATCTGCTGCTTCTAACTCAGCTAGATATTTCTTAGCCAAAGCCTCGTTATTATCTAAGATTGCTAACTGTGCCTTTAGGCGTAATTTAGTCTCTTCATCGGTTGCACTATTTAAAGCTGCGTTTAAACCTATGCGCTCTAGGTCAAACTTCTTTTTTAATTCTTCTACGTTCTTATTTTCTAAAGCGTTCTTTTTTGTAATTATATTAAATTCTTCTTTACGTGCTTTAGTTACCTGCATGCTTGCAATAAGATCAGCCCTTGATTTAGCCGGTGATAATCTAGGTGCGTTTATATCTGACTTACGCATAAACTTGCCACCGACTTTAACGCTGGCATTAGGGTTAAGTAATCCTATGACATCACCAATAGTTGCAAACGCGTTGCCTATTTTCTCGGCTGCTTTAACCATTTTTGCAGTAAATGTATCTATATCGTTACTGCCAGATAATGCTGCAAGTGCATCTAGTAAGCCCTTGCCTATTGCCTCTTTAGATTCATCTACGGCTACAGTTAATTTAGCCATACTGCCTGCATAGCCTTCTACAGCTGCTGCGGCCTGACCTGCAAAGTTGACGTTAAGTGTGCGCTGTACTTCTAAGAATGATGCTGACTTCAATTGTGCCTTGCTTAGTCCTACACCTAACCTGCCTAGTGCTGCGTTATCGCCTAGGTAAGCTTTAGATAGGCTTGTAGATACAGCTGTAAGATCCTTGCCAGTGCCTGCTGATACGTTTAGTGCAGTCTCAAATAAACTCTGTGCCTTAGCGACATCTTTAGTTACTATTAAGAGACGTTGGAAGCCCGGAATTAAACTCTCATCTACTATGCCAAATTGTAGAGATAAATTTTTTAAGTAGGTCTCTATACCTGGCTGCTCAAACTCTAAGCCTAGGTTGCTAACTGTGGTGCGTAGTTTAGCGGCTGCCTTCTCTGATTCTATAAATGCGTTGACTGCATTCTTGCCAAAGTTTACAAGTGCAATAGATCCAAATACCTTAGCAAAGGTCTTACCAAGGCTTTGCACATTTTTGTCAAAGGCTGATATTTCTTTCTTTCCTTTTTTTAATCCTTTGTTATCAAAGGTGCTGACCGCGCTTACAATTAAATTAGGCACTATGCAGCCCTTCTTTGCTCTGTGTCTTTAATAAATTTCTTTGCTACTGTGTCAATAGCATTAACTACTCTAGGTATAATTACATCTTTAGTCTCATCCCAAGCACGATAGATAACACGACCACGCTGCTTGCCTTGACCCTTCATGCTAGATAGCATTTCAGCAGCTGCATTAAATTGCGCAGGTGCATTAGGGTTTAACGATCTATTACCTCTAGGCCTGCCTATACGGCCTGCAGTCTCAAATATTGCGCCTGATCTAGAATTGTTAAACACATAGAATGCAGCCTTAAAGCCTTTGTTGTTACTTTTATTTTGACCTGCAGAATATGCAACCTTGCTTTTAGCGTATGCATAGTCATAAGGTGGGAATAATCTATTAGGATCTTTGACAGTTTCCATAGAGCCAGTGCCTTTACCCCAGCCACTTAGCACTTCATTTTGTGCCGGTAAATAACCACGTGCACGATCTTGGACAATTAACATAGCCTGTTTAATATTTTTCGACATCTCTTTGTTTAGGTCTTTGTCGACATCTTTCATGGCTTTCTGGAGTTGTTTAACGCCTGTTACGACTACGGGCATTTTTAATCTCCTTAGCTCTATCTTGCAAGACCTGCACAATAGCCCTTAACATTTCTGCGTCCATGTTAATGAACTCACTAGGCGCGATCCCTAGCTCTACAGACAAACTTGCTATCGCATAGAGCGTAGAATCACGCTGTACTATTTTTTTTCTTCGTCTAATACCTCGACAGTTTCTAAGCTGTCAATAAACTCAATACCAAAAACAGGTACAGTTACGTTAGCCCTACGTAAGCACTCATGCGCTAAGAAGTAAATCTCAGTCTGCCGTTCGTGATCACGTAGGACTTTACTAATTCCTGCGCCATACTTTAACTCAAAAGCGTACTCGACACCTGGCGTGATCTTATGTTCTGTTACCTCGCCATTAGCCCTTGTTATCTTTAGCTTTGCCATTATTACTCCTTATGATACCGCTACAGTTATTACGCTGTTGCAGGTAAATGTGATGCTTTGTGATGAGATATCGCCAACAGCACCGTTAATGTTTTGTAAATTATTCACTAAAACGGTAGTGCTGTAAAGTGGGTTAGCAGCAGTTGTTGAACCACTTGCTTGCTTAATTGTCAAAGGCACAGTTGTACCGTAAGCAGCACGTAGTGTTGGAATTACAGTTGCTGCTGCATTATCGTTAAGGAAATCTAGAGTAATTGTTGATGCCTCTAGTCCCTTAGCAAACTTGTGTGCAGTATCGCCCATAGCAGTTACTTCTAGTTCATCGAATGCTTGGTTAATAGTTACAGCTGTTACATACGCTGATAAATCAACGCTGTTAAAAGTTACTACAGCTGTATTGTTTAAGAAAATTGCCATTATTACTCCTTATCCTTCTCTTTAGTTTGTGCAGGTTTTGGTGCTTCTTCGATCTGACCTATCTTCTTCAAGAAGGCTAAATCTTCTGGTGTTAGACTCATTTTAGCTCCAGCTCGTTAGTATTGATACAGTTATTTCTGCAGTTAATAAATCTCCGCTTGCCACACTAGCGATAGCTGGAGCAGAGACACTTGATATGTTTAGCACCAAAGATGATGCATTTAGTTTAGTCACTACGGCAACAATAAAATCTTCTATGCCTGCTAGGTTACCCTGGTTATCAAATGCTGGTGTTGTAATCATTATCTTGAAATTTGCTAATGGCGCAATAGATGTGTAGTCATTGTTAGATGGCACTATGTATGGATCAGATGGCGTAATAACTACACTGTTTGCTAAAATTGTTGCAGGTGGATAAGCAAAGGTAGACCACACGCCTGCATTGGCTAGGTCTGTTGCT